AATATAAATATGGGTTGTATGTTCATCTGTCTCCAAGACATCGGGCATAGTGCCATTAAGTAATTGCTCGTTCTCTGCTTCTGCGTTCATTTCATCCATAGTCTTGGGGAACATCACATCAATTAAGGAAGGATCTTGCAGGAATAGAGGGAAGAATACATGCTTATTAAAATTCCTCATACCATCGGGGTCCAGTGATTGCATTAGGTTTGGATAGAGTTGCATATAGTCTCGTCTCTTTACCAAATCCTTGTATTCTGCCTCTTTGGCGGAGTAGACATGAACATTTGGAGGGAAATCAGCTTTGAACATTGTAAGGTCAATTATCTGCGAGTCCACACCCTTAACTCCTATAATGTTAGCTGTTTTCTCCTTTAACTCATCGGCATTACTGGCGTATCTATGGAACCAATGAGACCAAAATTCTGACTCTCCAAATTGCATAACCTTACTTTGAAGCGATTGAGCCATGTCGTTTAACTGCTGGTCTATAGATACTTCAGTGGCAGTATTTTTGGTTGATGTTTCTGGTTGTAATGCTTGTCCTGTGCCTACCGGTTCATTGGCTTCCTGTGTCAGCATCGTAATAAAGTTCATTAACTCGGGGGACATAGTTGACGCTTTGTTAAGTGGCCAAGAGGCACTCTCATCATCCATAGGAATATGCTGGTTGATTTGCCTTGAAAAGAATTGAGCCACATCTCTTACCTTATCAGGATTATAACCATAAAGGGGGTTGGCTTGGTCTTTAGCCGCTATAAAGGCGAGGTTAAGTAATACTGATTTAGCTCTATGTTTATCCTCTAGCAAGTCAGCTATTGAAATGGGAATGGATTGATGTGGAACTCTAAACGCCTCCTTAACCACTATAGGCCAGTTAGAGTCTAGGGATACTGACTTGCCATCAGGCATTATAATCTCATCGCCATCTTTAAGGTCTAACTTCTTTTCATAGAGAATGTTAACGAAGTTCTTATCGGTCCAGTAAACCATTTTATTCCCCTCATCGTCATATCCATAAAACTCAAGTATCTGATAGACATCAGCTCCGGTTGGTTGAATTGATGGTGCCACACCCTCTCTGGCAGTATCTACTTTGGTTTTATAATCCCACAAATAAGGGTCAATACCCGATGGGATTTTCTGAATGTCATCAATCTTTAGCACACCCGCTGTTTTTAATTTCTTTAACTCTACCTTAGACTTAGTAAGCCATTTCCAGTAATATCTCCACTCTTTAGGGTTCTCAAAATATGGGTCATATCCGAACATCAATGGGTTAATGACATGGGGTTGCAGTATCTTCTTTTTCTTATCAAACCTTATGGTCTCCATATAACCTCTACCAAAAAATAGAGTGTCCCAGCACCAGTCATAATCTAGTTTGGCTTTGCTCATCTCTTGATAATCTGATTGAGCCAGTAAGTTATAAGCGTTAATCTGCTCTTGAGAAACACCCTGTGATGGCATGAACTTAATCTGTATCTTATCATCATAGATGTTACTCATTACCCTGTCAAAGAGAGTAAGCATAAGAGTTGAAGCGATGTTCTGGTCTCCCCTTCGCATATTAGAAAGCAACACCAATTGTGCTGCTTGTCGTTTCTTACGAGCCTGGAGAAACTCAAAAGATTCCTGATATAGTGTTTGAATTTTTTGTGGTGTCATGTCTTATTTAAAATTTGTGATAGGGTGAGTGGCTTATCTGCCATTACGCTACCTATTCTTGGAACAGCCGTTATAATAAATCTATAAAACTTTCTATTTTTAGAAAACATAAACCTCGGCTCAATGGCTTCATGGGGTTTAAGTCCATCTCTCCACAATAAAGCTTCCATACCTCCTCTGTGAGCGTCAAATAACTCTTGAGTAGTAGGCGTATGTTGTTTAAACGCTTCTTCGTTTACTCCAAATTCAAAGAACCTAATTACTATCTCTTGTCCTGTGCCCAAGTCCTGAGTTATTTTGGTATCGGACATAGCCGCAACTTCTTCACCTTCCCACTTGATGTCCTTCACGGGAGCATCCTCTGCATTTTTCTCAATTGCTCTGAACTTTCTACCTTTAATTTGCTTAGCCATTTTGATATATATCAGACATTTTATCATAAAATTGTCCACCCATTGCCTTATACACAGAATTATTGCGTATTGCACTATCAGGAATAGCCATTGTCAAGACAGCGGCATCCACAACATTGGGCGACATTATGCCTTCTCTGAATAAGTCCTCTTTAGGTTGAATAATAATTTTACCATCTTTGTTTTTATATTTAACTATTTCAATTTCATTCCACCCATAATTTGCAAGCAGTCTTCCGCCTGTTAATAGCCATTTTCTTAATCGCCAATGCCATTCTGCTTTAAGATTTCCAAACTGGTCATCTTCTGACTTCTCACCAAATGAGACACCCCGAACATTATATCCAGCATCCTTTAACCTATCGTATAAGCCCTGACCGACCCCAGTCTTATCTACCACAATCATATCCGCTTTAAGTTTATGATATCTATCTACTACCACACCATATAAGTCCATAGTATTGGGCATCTTTTGATTAAATAAAACTTCTATGAGGTTACCTGACTTCATTACAATAGCCGAGTTATCTCCACCAGCGGCAGGATCAACTCCCAATAGTTTATATCCTGTATGCTCACCACTTTGAACTTGAACTGATTGAAACTCTCTATCATTAACTAATCGTGTATATCCTTTCTCATCAATACCCTCATCAAAAGCGTCCCAGTTTCCTTCAAGATATGCTTTACGCTGGTTCTCTGGTAGTGATTCAAGTGATTTATAATAACTCTCGTCTAAGTGTGGGTTATCAGTGGGTAGAGCTGGCACGAATACAAACTCATATTGCTCTTTCTCGTTAGGTGGGAATAGTCTTTTAACCCACATATTCTTTACCCAAGCTTCACCTAATGGATTACAACCTGCAATAAACTTTACATCTTTAATCCCCGGCCATCTATGTCTTGAACGCAACATATCAAATGTTGTTTTAGGATTACGATTTATCTCATCTATTGCAATTAAAGCAAACTCCACTGATAGATATTTCTCTGGTTCGTCTAGGTTTCTAAAAGCTATTATTCCACTTCCATATTCAGAAGCTAATGTGAACTCATGCTTCTGTTCATTGAACTTACCCAGCCAATTAGGAAATTCATATTTAACTTTGGTTAAGTGTCTATCGTTTAATGATGGATAGTCTTCACAAAATACACCAGCCCTTACTCCTTTGAGTTGATACTTAGCGTAGTATTTCATTAACCAATATACAGCAGACCATCTTAACCAATATGACTTACCTGATCCTACACTTCCACCAAATAACACAAACTTAAAACGCTTAGATGCTTCTAGTGCTTCCAGTTGCTTCGGAAAGAATTGTGTAAGTTCGCTAAATTTAAGTATTTCATTCATCTATACTTATTATCTTACTAGTTAGTTCACCACTAACATTTAAGTTATTCTGTGCTGTGCCGTATATTCTATCGTGTATGTCTTTATAAAAAGAGTAGTTGCCATCTTTTGCGTTCTTATAAGCCACCTTGAGTAATAGCTTTCGTGCTTGGCTTCGGGTCATATTGTTTTCCTTTGCAATCTCCTCCACTGCCTCATCAAAATCAGTAGCAAAATCTCTTGAACCCAATGGTCTGCCTTCTAAATTACGACGAGGGTCATCACCTTTCTTAAAAGGCACACCTCGCACTTTCTCTGCAGTTATTTCAGCGTCTTCTTCCATATAATATCTTCTCCATTAAGTTTAATGTTCTCATTACCTGTATAGTCTACATAGCGTTGGACTATTACATCTACTTGACCTTCTGATAATTCTATTCCATAACACTTTCTATTGGTCTTTTCACAAGCTATTGTTGTGCTTCCAACTCCTAAAAATGGCTCTAAAACTATGTCCTTATCCTGTGTCATTGTTATAATTGCTTTTACTGGCAGTGCTACTGGGAAACAAGCCCAATTTAACCCATTCTGACTTTTGAAAGTATCTACATACCAATAATTCGTTAACTTTCTTTGTGTTTGCTTATTAAAAATTACATTACTCCCATTATTTCCTAAGTAAAATCTTTCAATTTCCTTTTCTCCTTCACCATCATCAAACGCTACTATGCTTTCGTATTGTCTCGTAAGTGCATCTCTTTGATTTATTGGCATTCCGTGTCCTTTGTCCCAAACTATACTTTCTAAAAAGTTAAAGTTTGTTTTTTTCATTATATTATAATAAACTTCTATCCATTCCTTTCTGCTATTTTTATTATAACTGATATTCCAAAATATAAAACCTCTTATAAAACCCTGTATGTTCTGTATTACTTTTATGTTGAAATCTATATATTCTTGACTGTCTAAATTATCCTCATACTTATCGTAATACTTTTTATTAGCCATATTGTAGGGTGGAGAAGTAAAACACATTTTAGCTTTTTCTCCATTCATTAACCTTACTATGTCTAATTTTTCTAAACTATTCCCACATAAAATTCTATGCTCTCCTAATTCATATAAATCCCCCAGTTTACTCCTTGCTGGCACATTCTCTGGAATGATGTCATCAGCTTCGTCTGGTTCTATTAGCAAATCTTTATCAAAGCCTGTCAAGTCAAACATTTCATCACTCAATCCTTTTAACTCTTCAATCGCTAGACCCATATCCCATTCAGACTCGTTTAACTTATTATCAGCCAGCCGGTAGGCTTTGGCTTGCTCTTCAGTTAAGTCCACCACTTTTATTTCAGGTTCTATGCCGAGTAATTTACAAGCTTCGTATCTGCCGTGTCCAACTATTATCACACCTTGCTTATCTACTACAATGGGTTGGTTCATTCCAAATTCTTTTATGGAGCTTGCTACCTGTTGTATGTGTTTGGCGGGATGCTTTTTAGCATTGTTTGGATATGGTTTGATGTCAGATATTTTCATGGAACTTTTTGTGATCCTGCCATAGATGTTTAATATATGGCCAAATTATTATACCTATTATACCATCAAATATCAACATTAGCATTATCTCAAACATCCAGTGGCCCGGACTTCTTACCAACTCAAGAAATTCATTCATAACTTTTTACAATTATATCATAAATCAGGTTCAAATCCAACTTTTTTAGAGACATTTTCTGGGCTTCTTGATACAAATTCTCGTTGTCCTTTAATAATTCTTCTGTTATGTCCGACCACTCTTTGATGTATAGCACAGGGAAATCCTGTAATAAACGCCTAAAATATGGGAAGTCTCTTACCACAGGCACTCGTCTTAGATACAAAGACTCCCATATCTTATGAGTATCATAACAATTAGCATGTCCTCTTGGGCAGGCTACAAATTTATGGTCTCTAATCTCATTTAGGTATAGCTGATATTTGTCATAAGAATAATACATTGAGAAGTTGTCAAACCTCGTTGTCGCCCAATCATAAATTTGATACACAATCAGTGGTTTTCTCTCCTCGTTCCTGTCAATAGCACAATTTATGTAAAACAATTTCTGTGGCTCTATTTGGTCATACTCAAGATTGTCCTTTAGAATTTGTTGTCTCTTATCATTCTCTCCCATTTGTCTTTGAACACCAAAAGGAAATGGGTAAAGTTTGTCCGTTTCATATTCTGCATTGACGGCATAAACTCCTAACACATTTTCTGGTATTTTTATATTCTCATCAATACAAGTATCTTCTTGGTGGCTGAATACAATAAATTTGTTATTCACAAGTTGTCCACATAGTTTGAGAAGGTCGTTGTTTGTAAGTAGATAACCCACCCATTGAGCATCTGGACCCACATTAGTTAGTATTGGTCTGTTGTAAAGCCTTAAATTGTCAATATACAAAGTCATTATCTTGCCCTCAAACTCCTTGCACTTGTCTATAAATTCAGTGTTTCTTTCGTTAGCTTCCTTCATAAAACCACCAATTAAACTAATTACACCAGTTGTCTTTGAACTTATTATATCCATGGCGGCGTGGTGGTCTCCAAAAGAATAGTCAACTTTATCCGATAAAGCTGGCCCGCTTATGATTTGAAAAGATGTTTCCATTTGTCTCGGTTCTCTAGTAAATACCTGGGTAATTGACTATCGTCCTCTATAAACTCAAAGGGTTCGCCTTGGTAGTTTAATTCTCTGCCTAAGAAGTCATAACCAGCATCCATTCGTGCCTTAATACCATATCCTTCAAATCGTGCAAGGGGTAATACATCATTAGCGTGGTCGTAGTCCTGTAGCTTACTGATTATCATATCCACACCTCCTTGATTACTGAAATGCCAACCCATATTGGGTAAAATGTTTGGTTTAACTGTGCGATACATTTTGTTGTATCCCACATAGATATTCTTAATTGGGGACATTAAAGACCCTATCCACTGCTCATTTGATAGATAGTTAAGCCAGTATGAATAGTTAAGCATCTCTAAACTATGAATATCATTATCGGCAAGTTTTAATACTTCGGGATTCCAAAACTCATCTAAATCA